CGTTTAATTTTTCTCTTAGATTCATTTTTCCTGTGTGTCAATTTTATGTTCCGCCTCCAGGAATTCTTTAACAAGATTGGAGCGAATCACATCTTCAATTCCAAATTTAATCAGATCAACTGATGACATTTCGTTTAAGACATCCACAAAATGATTGAAACCCACACGTTCACTTTGTTTTACTAGATCAGATTGCCGGTAATCCCCTGCAAAGAAAATCTTACTGTCTTGCCCAACGCGAGTAATAATGGTAGAAAGGTGGTGATAGTTAAGGTTCTGACATTCATCTACAATTATTAGACAATTATCAAAAGTGGTTCCTCTAAGAAAGGAAACACACATGAAGTCAATTATCTTTTCACTCTTAAGAAGTCCATAGATCATTTCAAATTCTTCATCAGTTGAAAGAACAAACATGGATTGCACCATTTGCTTATAAGGAGCCTCAAATGGTGCAATCTTTTCTGCTACATTACCAGGAACAAAGCCAATTTCAAGTGACTGTACTGTAGATCTAACAATGAGAATCTTATCATAAGGAGTTCTTTCGTTGAGAACTTCTCTGAGGGCATTATAAAGAAGAACGTGTGTTTTTCCTGTACCTGGTGATCCGTAAGCTAAAATATTTTGTCCTCGTTCATAAGAATCAAAAAGTTTGGCCTGGTTATCAGTAAGCGGGTGCATTTTATGCAACAGCTCTGAATTAATTGTTCTGCCATTTCGTCTTTGATTTTTACCGTAGCCTAAAGAAGTTCGTTCGGATGTGGCCCTTCTTTTACGAGTCATAGGTTTTTGTGTGTTTGTTTGTTAGATTTTACCAATTTGGCTCTTTGTGCCGGCTGATTTATTTACCTTTTGTAGGACTTCATTCCATCCTGGGTTCTTTTTAATGAGCTTATCCTTCCACTCCCCCGTTTCGATAAATCCGGCAGCACCTCCTTCTGCCCAATTTCGGACCCACGGCTTGTTATTTTCATACCAGGGCATAATATCGTGAACGCTCATCTCAATAACTTTAGTCTCACCAGTTTCTTTATTAATAATCGGGAAAATTGCCATTTTTGTTTGTAGTTCTTAAGTATTTATTGGTAATTAGATAACCCAATCAGTATTGGCTCCACCCAAAGCGTCTGCAATAACAGGAAAACAATCTACAAAAATAGCCTTACATGCTTTTGCTACTTCCTGGTGTTCTAACTGAGTTCCATTCTTTTCTCTAAGTGCAATATATGTGATCCATGATCTAAGACTCCCTTTCATATAAAGCCTGGTCATAGTTGCCCCCGGAAGAACCATTCGGGCACTTTCTTTTGCGACTCCAAGACTCAAAAGTTTCTTATAAAGATTACGCGAAACCTCAAAATGTTGTCTAATTTCTTCTTGCAATGTGAGTTTTAAATAATCACCTAAATCATCTGTCGAGTTTTGCCTATTCTTAGTATCTTGCTTTCTTAAATCTGGAACTGGAATTTCCAGGTCTAATTCGGTAGCATCGGCATATCTTTGCGAAAATTGCTGAAATTCAAAGCTCCGATGACGAAGAATCTGAGTTGCAATGGGTAGTTGACAGTTAATCTCTACCGTCATATCTGCCATCTGAAAAATACTCCAGTGCTTTTCTCTGATGCAATACTTAAGAAGACCATTAAAATCTTCATTATCTTGATTTTTAGGATTGGATACTCTTGCGCAATATGCAATTAACTTTTCTGCATCTTGTGTATGTGAAACTAATTCAACTTTGCTGCTCATCTTTATTCATCTTACGTGATTTCTTTAGGTCCTTAACAAGAAGTTTAATCTCACTATATGCTTCATCTTCTGTCATTTTGTCTCCAATTTCGAGACCAACAATGATTCCAATTCTATCTGCAAATGCTGCAAGATGTTTCTCAAAAGATGTCAAATCATATGCCATTAATCTTCCTCCAAATATTCGGGTTCTTCAAATTCTTTTTGTATATTTTGCATCATATCCTCAAGTCTGATTACATTATTTTGCTCATCCTCAACGATAATCTCATCTTCAAGTAGTTCAACAATATTCTTTAAATTCTGAATTAGAAGTTTAAGGGTCTTATTGTTAAGCTTTTCTTTGGCTGGCTCGTTTGAGCTATAGTATCCTAGCATAGGTTCTCCTGTTTGTCAAGCCCCCTCTGGAGGCAGTGTTTATCGGGCAATATCTTTTATTGTATGGTGCTGACAATTAATATTCTGTAAAATGTATTGAACACCAAGATTAGAATCTGCCTTTCCGCAAGTGAAAATATCAAATGCAGCTTTTCCTTTCTCCGGAAAGGTATGCACAGAAATATGAGATTCAGATAGTAATAAAATGGCAGTAACTCCTTGTGGTTCAAATTTATGAGACATGCAATTCAAAACTGTTGCTCCACACTTTTCGGCTGCTACTCTTAAGACTTGAATAAGAAATTGCTCGTCATTAAGTAGATTGAAATCACAACCGTAAACGTTTAACAAACAGTGATGACCCATGCTACTCATCAGGAGTGTCCTCCAACAGTTTAGAAACAATTTGTTCAGTTCCGTCAAGATTTTTCATTTCGTATAACCGACTCCGCATATAACGTTTAACTTTCTTGTATCTCTTAAGAAGTTTATCCAACTCCTTCTCATTAATAATAGCCTTGGCAAAACCACTCATCGTTTCCAGTTTCTAGGGTTAATTTTTCCATTAGAATGCTCAATTTTATAAATATGATTTCCAAACATATCATAATAAAGGTCAAAGACCGTTACCATTTTTGAAGAACGGCAGATGTCAATGCGAGTTCCTTCGGTATCACTATACTCAACAATATGTGCATCTGAAGGCAATTCATTAAGATTTATGTCATCTCTATTCACATCGCTCAATAGAATTTCACAATGATAATTGCTAGGTAAAGTGTTCAGCTCTTCGGTCGTCCACGGTTCGGACTTATTACTCATTTTTTATTCTCCATTTCTTTATAAAACTCATAGGCTCTTACAGTTTGAATGATTTCTCGGGTTGCGTTTGAGTTTCTTCCAACTTCATAGCGAACGTTCTCATTCACATCTCGGGCAAGAATTGTTAGAGTTTCGGGTGGTGTGTTGGGGTTGAGTGCAACAAACCGGCGAACCATAGAATTCTCATCTCGGGCAAGAATTGTTAGAGTTTCGGGTGGTGTGTTGGGGTTGTATGCAACTTTACAGCGAACAAGACAATTCTCATCTCGGGCAAGAATTGTTAGAGTTTCGGGTGGTGTGTTGGGGTTGTTTGCAACTCTCCAGCGAACATAAGAATCCTCATCTCGGGCAAGAATTGTTAGAGTTTCGGGTGGTGTGTTGGGGTTTTGTGCAAGTTCTTTTCGTTCTTGAAGAGGAAGTTTACTAAGATTGGGAGTTACCTTAAGCACTTTGACCGAATGTGCAAATTTGTAGACTGGATGTGCAGTTTTGTAGCCTGCGCACGCTGCCGCAGCCGTGTGCCCAACAGGCACACCACAGCGAACCGCGTCAAGCTCTATAACACTCGGACCCTCCCCCTCCTTCAAGGTGGTGCTGGCGATAAGTCTCACAACCACATCTTCATCTCGGGCAAGAATTGTTAGAGTTTCGGGTGGTGTGTTGGGGTTATATGCAAGGTCTTCCCGTTCTTGAGGAGGAAGTTTAGTAACGTCTAGAATATGCGCATAAAAAGCCCTGCTGGCTGCTTCGAACGCATTGTGCCAATCCGAGCCCAATAGGGTACGACTTTGCTCAGTCTGGCGAAGCTGTAGCAACCGAGCCAAAGCTGTGCGAATGTCTGGAGTGTAGTTCATTTGTTGGGTTGGTTTGTGTGAAAATAATCTAGGTCAAGTTGTAGGTTTTGTCAAGCGGTAGTGGACATTTTAAAGAGTGTCACAAATACTCAGGCGGATCATATGGCTCCTCAAACATTTCTCTTGAGCGCATCTTTATGGCTCTTTGGGTTAATGATTCCAGCGAAGTTTCTTCAATAAATGTTACACTTAGAAGTCGCTCACCATTTTTAACATCAATCAGTTCGGGGTGACTAGAAACTTCAAATAGAATCCAACGGGTTCTTATAATCATTGAATAGGTCTTTGCCGGTTGTTAGAATTGAGCAAGCACGTTTATAGAAAAAGCAATCGGTTTTACCGGATTCTTCTAAAACATCTTTAATCTTTTGCCAGTTTTGTAGAGTGTGTTCGTCCATTAGATGTCTCCGAATTCATTGAAAATGTTAGCTTCCCACCATTCAAACTCGTCTTGAATTTTACTCTTGGCCTTGTTATATTCAGACTCATTTAGACACCCCGGATTCTGATAAAGAACTTTCATACTATCAAGGGAGTCTTGAAGTTTTTGAATGTAGTCAAATTTATCTCTTCGTTTAATGTATTGTTCTAGAGTTTCAATTTCACCATCTGGGTATGTGAAAATTTCAGCCAGAGAATCAAAGATTATCATAAGTTTTCAAATAAAGGAATAAATGTCAAGGGCTTGTCCGATTCAATAAGAAGATGTGCCGCGATTATTTCGTTCTCATAGTGACTAAGACAATTGCGAGTTTTCTCACCCACAACGACGACAGATAAATCTTCTGCACTATTTTTGGCCGACCTCCAATTTGCATAAGCAATATAATTTTCTCTACCCACACAGATAGATTTTTGGGAACGGCTGAGATTCTCCTGATAAATCCAAAAATTAAGAAGGGTCTTATAATTTGGTCCAAAATATTTTTCAGGATCAGTTAGAGCATCTTCTTCCCCAAGACGCAAACTTATAAGTCTATGGCGGTCTGAAATGTGATTCATCAAGTTTTTGAATGTGCAATCACAATAACAGGCCCACCAGGCAAGAGATCAAAAAGTAGACAGCTTAAAAAGTGTCACCGCTCATCAAAAACCATCTTCCGAACACCGCGCCTCTTTCTTTCCTCTTGCCAGGCAAGATCAGTCTGCGAGAGAACATTATTCTTTTTATTCTGGGTTCCGTTGGAAACAATTATAATTCTAGAAAGGTCAACAGCGGAGATATTTTCTCCTCTGATTGTTGCCATATTTGAACAACCACAAACGGCATATTGACCCGGCTTGGCTTGCACTTCGGTATTGCAATCAAGGCATCGTATTTTTAGCATAACAAATCACTAATAATTAGTGATTCTATTTAGTGCTTCATAATTGACTTGATGCCCTTGAGCATTCTCTTTTTTCGGTCTTTGATACTCTTTTCAATGGCCTTTCTTCCGCTCATCTTTAAAACTTCGTCTGGAGTTAAATTTGGGCGACTTGGAACATTAATTTCAGTTGCCACTGTATTTGCGGCAAGTTCGTGTGCTGCAATAAGTCTTTGAATCTCTTTAGACTTTTTACTCTCTTTTAAAAATTGCTCGAAAGATTTCATTTCAGATAAGACCCCAACTTATAAACATTCTTACCATGAGTCTCCATTAAATCTTGAACAATATTAGATGTGGCATAGATGCGCTGCTTATCAGCTTCTTCCGAGACATCCTTGAGCATTTCTATAAATTTTTCGTTATCCGAAAATAACTGATCAACCATTCCTCTTGCATCAATTTCTTGATTGGCATTAGCGGGACCGTCAATTGTGGATACCTCGGCAATTCGTTCTAGACTTGAAATTGGCCGGAGATTCAGATATTTCATATGCTCACTAAGACGATCAATTTCACCGAACATCTCTGTGTACTGTTCACCAAAAAGTTCGTGTAACTGAACGAAATCAGTTCCACAAACGTTGTGATGGTAGTTCCACGTTTTCTGAAACAAGACAAACAAAGATGCTTGGGCATCACTTAATAGTTTAAATAGCTTTTCCATCTATTCTTTTTAGACTATTTAGCTATCTAGACGATATGAAGAGAAGTTCCACATTCCGAACAGAATTTAGCCGTTGCGGGATTTATCGTCCCGCAAGTTTTACATTCTAACTTTGTCTTAACAGTTACTGGTTCTCTGATTTTCTTATTCTCTTCTGTTTCGCCCAACATCTTGATGGTCAAGACACCGGCATTACCGATTGAACCTTTCCATTTAGTTGTGCTAAACTTCTGTTCACTCTTAGAGCCTTCAACGGTTATTCCGGTTTCACTTAGAGAACGAGTTGTATTGGCAGATATACTCTTAGTTTGAAAATTATCACCATACACTGCATTAGTGGTGGACATTGGCACGCCACTATAATACTTAATGGGAACTGTTGGACGCGAATATGTCCACTCGGGAACGATAAACTCAAACTCATAATGGATCGTAATTAAACCATCTTCTAGTTTAATCCCACGGTGATTTTCAATTTTATTTGTTCTTTCAATAAATTTGAAACGATTCCCTTCAGTGAGATTACCATTTCGGATAAATCTTTCCAGGTCTACCGTTTCCGATGTATTTAAAATTAATCCACCGCCTGTTACATTTTCACCATCAATTTCTATGGTAACTTTTGCCCTGGAATAGTTGAGATTTTTTAGTCGGATTTCATATTCAGAACCAAATGGCAGATAAACAGCATCTCCAAATTCTCTTAAAATTTTGCCGTTTACTTTAATTGCCGCTGCAAAGTTGTGTGAGTACATCATTGTTTTCTTTAAGAGCACACAGACTAAATGCTCGTTTTTGGTTAGTGTTAAAGTCTGTCAGTTTTTATTTAGGCTTTTAAAGCAACTTCAAATGGCCAGTAATGTCTTGAAGTTCTTCTTTTGTTGCCGGACCAATGGCACAACATGTAAGTGTTGGAACGCCATTAAATTCGGTTAATCCAGAGTCTTCAATAAGAGCGCAAATTTTGCCGGTTTGATAGGCTTTCTCATAGACTTCCAATAACTCTTCCTTAGAGTCCACCGACACACAAATTTTGGTAAAGTCTCCACTCAACCATTGTTTAACTCTATAGTCTATTTGGTTTTCAATGGTAGCTTTAAGAGAAGCATGACATGCCTGGGCAATCATTTTACCTTTGCGCATATTCAAGTCCTTGCGAATTACAAGGACTTGTTGTAATTTGGATTGTTCAGTCATTAGATTTCCCCATTTCTAACAATAAGCAACTCTAATAATCTCAAGACCTGGATATTGTTTTTTAGCAATATCCTCTGCTTCTTGATGATTGCACTTTTCATTAACACCATGTTCAACCTTGACATAAACATAGATTTCTTTACCCGTTGAGAAACGAACCTGGTATTGTTCATTAAAATACTGTTCACGGTCTCGTTTTCTTTTTATTATTGTCTGATGTTTTTTGCTAATCATTTGATGAGTTCAATAATACAGTCATCAATCATAGAATTGGTCATATGGAGTTCACCATTTGGAGTGTCAAAACGAGCAACTTCAAATTTATGCAGTTGTTCTAAAAAATTACTGAGTTCTTTGTATCTTTTCTCGTCATATGGAACTTCGTTCCCTTCAAACTTTCCATACTTGGAATGAATAATCAGTTTCATCGGGCTTCTCCGTGTTTATGGAAATATAATAACATGAAAACCGTTTACGGCGAAAGTTGTGTGCCAGTTTTAGATGCGAACATTCAAATTAATGTTAAATCTATACCGTGAGTGTCATACCACCATTCTGCGGTTTTATCCGGGTGCTTATCTTTAATTTTTAAATACCTTGAAATTATTTTACTCTGCCGTTCAATTTCATCAGTAAAAAATTTATGATCAATGGTTTCTCCACTTTTATGGAGCTGGCGTAGTAATTTACGCAAAATATATTCTTGTTTTCGATTTCCAGGAGTATAACCAGCTTCTATTATTTTATAAATGGCTCCCTTTAGAGTTTCTGTTGCGCTTTTCACTGGATTGCCTAGAATACTTTCAATTCTCTCCAAACCAAACCCAACATCAATAAATTGACCAGAAGTATTAACGATGTTACCAATCTCAATTCCATTTTTATAAAATTCAGTGCAATAACCTCCAAGATCACCATCACTCCATACACATTCTGAATCGTATCTAATTTCTAGGTCAGGATAATCTGAATAAAAACATTTCCAAGAATCATATTTATCTGGATGTATAGTCACATAATCAATTGAAATATCTAATATGTCATTAAAAAATCCCATCCAAAAATGGATAGTTTGCTGCATGGTCATTTCACCAAAAGAAAAAAGACCCAACATATTAAAATATAATAAGTGAGAGCCATCTCCAATTTCAACTAAATCTTGTAGGCGAATGCAAGATTGACTATTAGCGACAGTGGTATTGTCTGGATTTTTAAACTTGTTTTTAAACTGCTGCATTCCTGCTGGACAAAATAACGTAGTCTCATCATAAGACTTTACATTATCATCTACCTTAAAGAAAATATTATTACTTTCACAATAACTTTTATAGAGTTCAATTACTTTGTTCATTTTTTAAGAAATCACGAGAACACTAAGGTTAACTCTAGAAAAAGACCAATAATCGTTGTGTTTGTCTGTGAGGTATTCGGTATCTAGATCACGCGAAACAAGATCAGCCGGAAAAACGGAAGCGGTTTCTAATTCTAAATCTAAACATGGCTCAAAATATGTCCCCGCGCCACACACAACCTTCATATCTGCTGGGAGTTCTTTTAATTCTTTAACTGTCATTTTGCCTCCAACCATTTTTCTAATTTTGGATAATTCGTAAATTGAATATCTACAATGTCGAGACAGATATTATAGCTCCCGACAGACCTTGGAAGATATGTTCCGTCTGAAGTATAATCATTAGAAAACAAGATAGTTTCATCGTGATGCCCACCATAAGAATCGTCAGATTTAGATTCTACTGAAGAGTATTGAAAACTAAACGAACCCACCTTAGGATTATAGTAAATTACACCTGTTTTTGTGCCACCATCGCGAAATCTGACCATTATTCTTTGATTTAAAAAGTCTTTAAGATCAAATTTTGGTTTAGGGTTCTCTAAGATTTTTCCAACTCTTTGATACTCCACATTATTAATCATAATAAAGTCGTCTTCAATTGGATGTGGTAGCGTAATTTTGGCCATTTTAGATTTCTCTACGGGTTGGCCCGCATTATCATAACGATCAAGAATATCCTCAATGCGCTTCTTTGTTGCAGGACCAAAATAAACCACATTTCCTGGATGTTCATCTATAGAACGTCGTATATGTCTAAGAACATTTGCAAGTTCTTCTGAGATTTCGTCTGACATTTCAGTTCTCCATCACTGTAATTTCTTGAGTATAACATTCTTCGCACTCAAAATTATCACGAAGACTATCAGTGTCAGAATAATACTCTACATAACCACTTTCCGTTGGCTCTTCGTCCCATTCTTCACAATGCTCAAAATAATCTTCTGGAGTGAAAATAACAGTGCGAGTGATTTTTACCGTTTTTAGTTTGGGATAGTTCTTCTCTTCTCTCTTAAGGCGATCAATCTCCTTTTGTAATTCTACAACTTGTTTTTCTAGTTGTTCGTATTTTTTCATGGGTTTAATTTCTTCAATGTGGATTATGTCTAGTTCAGGGAATCGTGGCCATTCACTGGGGCAGCCTTTTCTCGTAAAATATCTTTCTTTGACTCCAACCCAAGAAAGCTTATATGGAAAAGTATGCCGACCACCAGGAGTGAACTTAACCTCAACGTCTCTGACATCATTATTGCCGAAGGTCACTCGGACTTTCTTATCAATAAACTGTGAAAGATCAATCATAGGGTTTGGGTGTATGGTTTTTATTATAGGTCATTCTATGTGGCTGTGGTATTCTCGTGTGACAGTTCAGACTGCGGCTTCTCGTTTAAGACGCGCAACTTCAGATGGCACATTGAGCAACCATAGTAATTTTTTGGGATCATGTAATCTATCAGACATGTATCTCAAATCGGATTCAATCTTTTCCAAACTTTTATAACCGTAAGATTCATATGGATTGGGAATTTCATAACCCACATAAGAAATCCGTAACTTCTTTTTTTCCTCTCTACATAAACAGCGAATTACGCTAGAAACCTCAATGATGCCTCTACAAATTTCATCAAGATTAAATTCACCTTTTTCCAGGTAATTTTTAAAGACTTTGGAATATACAAGAGAATACCAGATCTGTATTTTCTCTTTAATTCTTTTCTTAGTAGACCGTTTCATAATGTGTTTTTCGTATCATTTGAATTGTTTTCTTCCCATTCAATAACGGCTTTGTGATACAAATTCACTGCATCTCTGAGGACTTCTGCTTTGCTTCGGTGCGTACGTTTGGCAAGATCGTTTACGGTAGTGACAAAACCATCTTCGGTGGGTAGATTGTTTTCATTGATCCCAAGAACTGCCATAGCTCGGTTGACTTCATCTTCTTCTAAATCATCAGGAATCATTGCAGCAAGCCTTTTGTCATCGTCAAGGTCTGGTGGATCAGCAAACTCTCCCCGTTGAGCTTGCTCTAGACCACGCTTAACCGAAGCGAGAGCTTCTTTGTTCTTGAATAACCATGCTTCAGACGGTGGATATGGTAACAGGGACGATGGATCTCCGGTGTAGTCACCAACAGCGGCTTTAGACGGCACGCTAAGCACGTCTGCCCGAGCATCAAGACAGTCGCAAACTACATAAAGCACAGCACAAAGATCGCGCAGTTTTTGTACTTCTGCCAAAGCGGCGCCTCCACGACAACGGCTGGTGAATAGGAAGGCAAGTAGGCGTTTCATAATCAGTTGAGTTTGTTGGAAAAGACTAGGATTACTTGTTTATCAGGTAACTAAACATAAATGAGATAAAGCATACCCAAGCATTAAACGGATCGGTGAAAGCCAAATAAACGACTACTGCGGCCCATAGCACTACAAGGCCATTGGCTACAATGGCGTGAACTACTCTTTTTGGAGTGATGTAAGGATTGGATGGGTCAAAGCCAAAGAAGTTTTTCATGGTTGGGTAATATCAGTTGGAATTTCAATTAGAGCATCAAATTCCTCAGTAAGGCGGTACGGATTGCAGTTTGACATAGCATTACAACATCTACGAACGCTCTCAACAAGCGGGCCAGTTAAATTGCGGGTAAAACAATGATAGCCTAATGTTTTATATGCTAAACTGGGCTCCTGTGTGAGAAAATCCCCAAAGTGTAGGGCATGGAACAATCGCTGTTCTTTTTCTGAGTATTTAATCATTATCGGATTTTTTCAATTTTAGCGGTGGTTTGCCCCTAGGTTTATTTCGGTTTTCATAAACATGTCCACCCAACCAGAAGACTCCCGGTGCAATTTCAAGCTCTCGAGTGAATAAGAACTTTATATACTTTATCATCACCACCTTAAATGTGTAAAATACATTCTTCATAAGTAAATACCAAGACTATTTAATTGCCCGAAAGTTTGAGCATTACCGCGAAAATAAGATAGGACAGCCCGATAAGACTTGCAAGAATCCGACTTGGGCATCCTCTTGCTACCCAGATATGACCGATAATTAAAAACAATTGAAATGAAGTCATTTTCCCTCCAAAATGTTTAGGTGTCGTTTAATTTCGTCTCTGGCCGAGGTGAGCATCATAATTTCATCTTCAATGATTTCTAAGATCTCGCTACCGAAATAGCTTTCGTTACATTCTAAAAACTCCTTTGCTGAAATTTTTTGATAGGACGAAAACCAAACGTCTACTGCTGAGTGGACATCATCATTCTCATTTAAATGACGGGCAATCATCTCAAGATTAGTCTTTTTGCTACTCATTCTTCAGGTTCAATGGAACATGGAACGCCCTTGGATTTCAGGGCATCACAATAAAACTCGGCCATTTCAATGTCACATACTTTAATAAGACCAATTCCTGTTGTGTGAGCAGTCAACATTATTTCAATTGCCTTAGTTTGTGAAAGTTGACATACTTCCATCAGGCTCATAATAACAAGTTCTGCTGCTACTCCTTCATCATTATGAAGAAGAACTCGTTGCTTTGGCGAATGTTTTGGAGTAGTTTGACTCTCGATGACTGTTGGTGCTTCAATGGTTTGGGTGGCCATGGTGATTCTCTGTGTTTGAGGATGTGGATAACATAGCAGGCTATGGAATGTTGCCGTCTAGATTGTGTGCCAGTTTATGGATTGGTTGGCGGTGGATTTGGTTCTCGCTTTTCTAAAGTTGGTTCCAAATATTCTTTTTCTATTTTTCGCCGTTTATATAAATCATTAAGAATATCCAAATTTGCCCAATCATAAGTGGTATAGGGGCCGCCACCCATATACCACCAGAAAAATCTCATAAACTTCCGCTGCGGCCAATAATCTGTGGACCCAAATCCATTAGTCGTTTTAAGTATTCTGTAGTTTTTTAATTCGTCTTCCATTTCAGTAATAGTGTTCAATAGGTAAAGTCATTTAAAGACAATTCACATTCTGGCTCCCATTTTTCCACAACAGTCCGAATAATTGGTTCAGTTGGGCGAAACTTTTCAGGAATATCCAAATCTTCTGGATTTACCAGCCGTCGTTGTCTTCTTACAAAAGTTCCATTGGTAAAAAACTTAGGAAGATTCTCCCATGGATTTCCTTTTTCTGTTAGCATTCTCTCCATTTCCTGGCAGGTTTTATTCTGTAGAGTCTTATGCGAGAAAAAATGCCGAGCATACATTGAAACCGAGTTTTTCTGTGCATCCCGTTGTCTCCATGAGAAGTTCAAATAAACTTGTTCAAGGTCTGGAACATTCCAAACTCTAGCATCAAAGCTAGGAAAGTAACCTACTTTTTCTGGCAAGAAATCTGGAAGTCTTCCACAAAAATAAGATGATGCAGATCCGGCTAAAATTGATGTGAGTTTTTGAAATTTTCCACCAAACCAAAACTCTCGGTTAGAAAAGTTTTCCTTATCCAAATACCAATAGAGAGTGATTTCATCAGACTGACAATAACCTAATTGGGCTTCACTCTTGTCAACGAGAAACTTTGTTGTTTCAATCATTAGATCGACAAATCTTTCATCAAACGGGCGTTTGAGACCCTTGGTGAAAGAGCTAAAACAATTACCATCAATGCGGGCCATGAGTGGTAGAAATGGATCTGCTTTCCGGCCAGCTTCAATCTGCTCTTGTGCTTTCAATAAATCACCAAGTTTATCTTTGCTGTATTTGGGTTCGGTCATTTTCATTTTGTTTATAAACCTAACATAACACCATTTTCAGTTGAACAAGATTTATTGTGCCACTTTATCAAGTGTTTCATAAAACTCATAGGCTCTTACCGTTTGAATGACTTCTTTTGTTGCGTTTGGATTCCGTTCAACTCTCCGGCGAACATAAGAATTCTCATCTCGGGCAAGAATTGTTAGAGTTTCGGGTGGTGTGTTGCGGTTTTGTGCAATATCTACGTTGTTCATAGCTCTAAATTCTCCTTATAAAACTCATAGGCTCTTACAGTTTGAATGACTTCTCGGGATGCGTTTGGATTCCGTTCAACCGCTCTACGAACATTACAACTCTCATCTCGGGCAAGAACAATTAAAATTTCTGGAGTAGCATTAATATTACATGCAACACACCAGCGAGTTATTGAGCACGTTACGCTAGCATGTTCCTTTAATAATTTTATGGATTTAGTCTTGTCAGCAATAACCCAAGGTGGTTCCCAACACACTCCACTCCGAGTTGATTTCATTATTCTTTCAACTTCTCTTTCAAGATTTTTCACAATATCTTTAGCTGTTGGAGATTCCCACTTATTTTCTTTAGTGTAGTCATTTAATAAAGATTCCATAAGTTTTCATAAAGGACTTTCTTGTATTCAATATCCATATCTTTCTGGCTTTTTATAAAATCTATTAGAGTATCTGTTACCACTTTTTATCTAACCACATAGCTATCTTCAAATGAAAATGGCAGATCTCCTACAACATCAAACATAACTGAGTTCCATTGACCAATAACATCTTCTAGTTTAAGTGACGTATGACATCTACCCATTGTGCCGCCAACAACTTTATATTTTTTCCCGATAATTAGGGTTTGATTTGCTCGTTCATTCTCATGTGGATAACCATTTTTACCGGTAAAGGTGGCATAGCACGTTTTATCATTTTCCATTATAGTAAATTTCCTCTTCATATGATATGGGATCAAAATTCAAATAATGCCAAAATTCCCAATACATCTCGTTGGGCGTTTCGGTCAGATGATACCACCACTCCCATCTATTGTCTAAAATTTGACGCCAACCAGTGGCAAGTTTTTCAAAAAAGTTCATTGGTCTTTTATAGATTCCAATTTTATTGTAGTTCATTTTCTTATGATACAATGACGTGGTGAGAGTAAATTATAAGCATTCAATGAAACCACAAAACTTGTAGTCATTACCGGGACTATAAGAAATGAAACAAGTAGAAAGCCTGAAGCATATAGGGCATGTTGTTTGAAATTATTCATTTTAGTTACTTATCATCGCAAGAATTTCCACACCTTTATAAACGGGACATACTAGATTATTCATAATTATCAGCTTCTTGTTCTAATCTATTAGAACATCCAGTAATATCATTTTCATCTAACCATTTAGCAATCTCACGGATAGCATCTCTAGCATACCTATCATCATAACCAACACGCTATCTAACTCTGGCTACCAGTGTTTTTTCTTCAGTCATAATAATACCAAAATCATTCCAAAGATGGATCCTAACATAAAACCAGTGGCAACATTTGTGGGTACTATAAAACTTATCCCCAAAACAACTAGCCAAAATAGGAGCATTTTCATTTAATTTCCCACAAAATATGGTAAATCTCTTTCCCAGGGTTCCGGTTGAGATGCTCTGGGAAAGAGTTTTCGGAGTTCTTGCAATACTTGAATAAGTTCTCTTAAACTTTGAATTTGTTCTTTAGTCATTTCAGTTTCTTTAGAATTTGTTTGTAGTAATTTACTGTTTGCTTATGATGAGTAATTGAAAATCCCAAACCAGATTGAACCAAACGAATTTCATTTTCCCATAACTCAATCATCATCTCACATAGGTCTTTGTGGGTGATTTTGTCTTCCTGTTCTTCAGTCATTTCACACACTCAAGTCTATACGATTTTCCTATAGTTTCACCAACCAAAAAACCCCCAGACTTCTCACATTTCACTTTAGCATTATAGGAAAGAAAAAACAAGAGTGTTACGAGTGTAATAGCATAGATACCCCAAAATAAGAGCATTTTCATTTAATAAATGCTCCCGTCTTGTCCAGGAGCATTACTTCCAGAACATTCTAACGCATGATTCGAGGCTTTTGGGCATCTTTTATTTTTACAGTCAGGACACAGAACCATATGAAACAAATGATGATAACCGGTAGCCTCCTTGCAACAATTATTACACCAACATTTTAGGTTACTCTGTTGGTGGTAAAGAGTTTCAATCATTTTTCATCTCCCTATACTTAAGTGCAAAGTGTTCGTAAATGCTCATAACAATCTTTTCCATAAAGTCAACATGATACCATATGGGAATTTTTAGATAAGAGCAAAAAGTCTGTCCATTCGTTCTTAACAAACAGTCTCCAATGGAACCAGTATTCTTCCATCTTATATAATCATCAACCATTTCCCATAGACTTTCTTCGTGTCCATTATCTACAAAGTTTTTTACAAACTCTTCAACGTTTGTGTATTTCATTTAAATTTCCTTCAAGTTTTAATTGCAGTGAGCGGGCAGTTGTTCAAGTGACTTCAACCCAATGAATGACAACTTCAGGTCTAGGTTCAAGATATATTTCGGAAGCCGCTAAAATAGAAAAAGTTTCTCTGATTTTTGCATTTGTATATGTTCTATCCATATAAAACTGACCATGATACTGACCTTTCCACCATTCAGATGGTATCTTGTTAAGGTATTGTTTAACGTGCCACGTATCATCCGAAATTTGCGTGCCTTTGTACCTATTACCATCGGGACCTTCTAATAGTAAAATATTAGTCATTATATCTCATCCGGCTTCCCGTACTTTAAAATCATTTTGAGTGTGGTTAAAGGAGTCATAACATCTGCAATTTTATAAGGTCTTAGAAGCTCTTCGATTTCTTCATATTTTTGCTTGTAATTGATCCCCAAATCCACTTTCTCTTCAATAAGTGCATCATGTATCGTACATAAAGCTGAATATGTATCTGGAACCCAATTTAAGTTACTCCTTCCATACATATGTTGAAATCGTCTAACCTCATCCACGGTTAAAGAAAATTTAAAGTGATACCATGGGTACAAATCATGTACACCCGTTTCGAGATAATAATCAAATTTCATTTGGTTCTCCGTAAATAAGATTAGCTAATTGCTGAATAGTCATTTTGCGAAGATCTTGAAACATAATCGTATCTTCTTCAGCTCTTGTTATTCCCATTTTATACCCATTATCGTATCCGTCTTTGTATCCCTCTCTATATTTGGGTCCTTCTTCAAAGTTTTGTTTTCTAGTATAACGAAGATGTTGAATAAGAAATTCTAATGTAACCGGGCCGGCGCCATTTTCATCGTATATTTCTCTGTTAAAATCCTCAAGTAGTTGTTCTTCAGTTGTGTTCATTTATGTTTCCTCCAGCTTTTTCCAATCCTCATATTTTAAATATTTGCAAATTGTTCCATCTTTTAGGGTCGCTCTACCTCCACACCAGCTCACCACCGAATTTTCACTATTTTCTGTGCTGATTTCAATTGTTCCATCAGAATATTGTAAAATAGTTTTCTCTTCGTGAATCGGAATGTCTAACTCATCAGGATTTGCAATCCAACCAATAGCCCAAGCGGTAAAACCTTCATTCTCTGCTACCATCAGAAATTCATCACTATTACAAAGATAAGATGAAGATTTCTTTAACCATCCTTGAATGTATGGATGGCGCTCAAGTTCTTCCACAGTGTTGAAATAAAAATCTACGGGAGTGATACCCCTAGAATCTATAAAATTCGGAATCCTCTGTATAAAGTGATTCATTTGAGTTTCTCCACGAGTTCATTACGATAGGCATTCCATCCTTTATCATGTTCCGAAAAAGGTTCTCGTTCTCCGGGCATCCATTCTTCAAATGCTTTCATAATATCAATAAGAATATTGGGGTCATACCGACCTCCACTCTTTTTCATATAGTAGTAAACAAAAGATTCTCGGTTGATCATTGAAATTTCACCAGGGCATCAATAATGTGTTGAATTCCATCTTTAGGAATATGATTGTGATTTGTTGTACCGGTCATTGCCTCCATGCCTTCCATATGAGTGATTGTAACTGTTCCATATTCATCCGCACTTAAAGTGTAGCCGAAATCATCCTTCGTGTGTATAACATTGACTTCTAATGTGGTTCTGTACGTTTGCTGATCCATTTGTTTTGTTTGTTAAGTATTGGGTGTTGTGGGATATAACTATCCCAAAGGCATTTCATCGGGGCCAAAGTTGGATAGAGAACTTTCAGAACCTTGCAAATCCACATCTAGGGCAGAACCTTCAAACACAAGCAATGTTTTCAGCGTGAATCTTTCAATAACGTAAGATTGTAGTGGTTTACTAATCAACTGGGTTCCATGTTCTCCCCGCTCTTTTGCATTTTTTATGGTTTTATATTTTTGCGCCAGAGAAGGATTATCTGTAAAGCTCCAGTCATAATGTGGCTGTTTTGCAGCATAATAACCGCAGTCAAACTTTACAAAATATACGGTTTCTTCAAAAATAATTGGTTCAAACATTGGTTTTTATTAAGGCTACACTATCATACAACAAAACTGGCACAGCGGTAAAAGTGTGTGCCAGTTTCTCATGTGTCTTGCTATTATCGTGTTTGTTAGACGTTAAATTTCACTTACATTTTTTAATAATCCAATTTTTACCAATTTACCCCTTACAAGTTCAATATTGCGGCTAACATTATTAAAATCTTCGCGAGATTTCTTAACTATCCATGGAGGTGCCTTTTTTTCAAAATTTGGATTAGAAATTTTTAAAGAAAGGATGGCATATTCCTTCTCGTATTTTTTATACACTTTAACAAGGCGGTTAACACATTCTTCATATTTTTCTTCTTGAATTTCTATATGCCAGCTATATTCCGGCGCGGTTTTCCCTAATGCCGAGTATTCAGGTAAAGTGTAAACGAATACCTCGCTTATCGTTGGTCCTAAAAGTTCGTGATATGTTTTAATTTTATTTTTACTAAGAGCTGATTTAACGAAAATAAGAATGCCAACTTTATCTTTTCCTGGGTTAAGACCTGAAAATATCCAAACTAAATACATTTTTTCAGAATCATCCTCGGGCCTAAGCTCAAAATCATATAGACCACTTTTAATAATTGGCTTTGAAAACCAACACCATTTTTTGTTCATTCGTTTAGCTACTTCTTCACCATAGACGCATTCGTAAAATTCGGGATCGTCTTCGGAAATCACATACCCTAACCCATTCGCCCAATCTGGAGCGGTATCCCAAGATGGTTTTTCTATTTTCATTCCTCTAACCCCCACATTATTCTTCATACAGCATACAACAAAACTGACACAGCGGTAAAAGTGTGTGCCAGTTTCTCATGTGTCTTGCCATTGTAAATTTTCAAGTTTACGTTTTCGGTTGGAGTAATCTTTTCTATAGAGATATTCCTGTTCTTTGGTTGCAAGTCCAACTTTCATAAGAGTATAAATTGCATCACTTTCGTTTTTTGAGAGAATATTGATTCCGCCATGTTCAGCATCTTCAAGTTCCCAGTAAAAGGCTTTCACCTGACTTTTATGATCTTTTGCTTGCCAGGCTTTACCGTTATACTCTATGATTACATTTTTATTATTGATTAGATAGTGACCATTTCTATTAAATAATGGTTCAATTTCATCAAGGGAATATTGAAGATTGTCGTCATTTTGAATCCATAATGGACATTCAAGAACTTTAATTTTCATTGTAAAGACACTCTAGTTTTTACTCACATCAAACCAGCGTTCAAAGCTGGTTGAATTTACTAATTTTTCCTGTCCCATTGCGTCTTCACATTTGTTTGCATGGTCATTCCACGTTCCGGTGAGTGGTCGGCGGATTCTTCGGGAAATACTGCAAATCTTACTTTATAAGATTGATTCATTGTAGAATCGGGTCCAGTTTGCAATTGAATGGAATATAGTACGAGCTTGTCATATTTTTTCCTATACCGGGGAAGTGTTTCTTTTACATCATTAATAGATGAAAATAAACGGGATTTTGATTCTATCGGATATACTTTTTGAGTTTTGTCATCATAATATAAACTATTGGGCGATAGTGTAAAATAATCAAAAAGCGTAGCAATCTCTCCGGCTTGGTCTTCCGGTAGACAGCATGTATCATTCGAATTTTTACTCACATCAAACCAACGTTCAAAACTAGTTGAATTTACTAAATTGCTTGGATGTACTGTATATTTCATTGGTTCAGGTGGTAATTGCAATTATCTCAAACATCATAGAGTAAACCGAACAAATTTAGAAACTCTAATATTTTCCTTAAGAGTTCCCGCAACACTCTTTACATATTCTTCAACAGTTAGAGTATTGTCTTTAACAAAAACCTGACTCATTAGACACATCTCTTTCAGGCGTTTTGCAACTCTACCTTCAACAATTTTAGTCTTAATTGCATCGGGTTTGGCTGCAAGGTCATTTTTACCCATTTCAATTTGAGCTTCTTTCTCTGAAATTTCACTAGGAATGTCATCAACCGAAACATAAGAAACTGCAGGATATGCTGCAACCTGCATTCCCAAATTGCGAACAAGCTCTAGAAACTCTTCTGAACGAGCAACAAAATCTGTTTCACAAAGAACTTCAATCAAAACACCAACTTTACCGCCCGTGTGAATGTAAGAGCCAATAGTTCCTTCAGTTGTTTGTCTACCAGAATTGCCATCTGCAATTGAAATTCCTTTCTGTCTGAGCCAAATAATTGCCCTAGATTCATCGTCCGAATTGGCGGCTAGGGCCTCTTTACAGAGCATCATTCCGGCTCCAGTCTTTTGCCGAAGTTCTTTAATTTGTTCAATGGTTGCCATTTTCTTATTTTATAATGAAGGTAAAATTTGCCCTCGGAGAGATTTGAACTCACTATTGATAGACTTAATGTTTCGTTCAGGAAGATCGCCTTATGAGGGAGGTTCTTATCGGTGTGGATTCAACACACCTATCCAACACTACTTTATTAAGTTGAATCCTATCTTACCATACCAATGGCAAGGGCATTGAAAAGTAAGACATTTGGGACTGTCTTACTATACCGGACCCAGAAGTTCTCTTTCATACTTCTCGGTTTGACATCTTTCTGGGCTATGTGCCCAGCGATTATCAATAGTCGCCCTGGGGATCAAACCCAGCCTAAGGCCCCAGTCCAGGGCAAATCGCTTATAAGGCGACTCCGAACATCAGTTCTGACGACCGAGCGGATGAAAGGAAGTTTTTGGGTAGGCGAACCTACCTTTTCTACTTTCCCGGTATAGAGCCCAGGGGGCCTATTTCCTTTCATTGCCTATGTATCATACACCAAGACTGGGGTTGTGGGTGGGTTGTGTGCCAGTTTAAGGGTTGGGTGCTTTTGTCAAGTGGTAGCAGACTACTGTGAAAGTAGCATAGAAGATTTAAGTCTAAGTTCTGCGTGAATTTCTCTATGACAATTAGAACATACACAAATACATTTATCCAGTTCACGTTTTTGATTTTCCCAACTCTTATGCTTTATGTTTCCAAAGTTTTTATCCTTTTCCTTTGGGTTTATATGATGGAATTCTAGAGCATCAACACATTTATTATAATCGCATCTTTCGCATTTTCCACCTTTATACTCTACAGCTTTCTTTTTAGAATTTCTCCACCTTTCTATAGATTTTTTATTAGAACATTTTTTACAGTTGGGTGCCCATACTCGTCTTCCTTTTCTCCAATAACCAGTTTCAACATTTAAATCTATATCACAGGAATTACATTTTTGTATTGGGTTACCATTATCTCTTTTTATTGTGTGTTTATTGCCATTGACATAAACCCCTTCTTTAAAAGATTTATAGTGAGTCTTTAGATTGTGTTGTTTTAACCAATATCTAATTGTGGTATAGCTTTTATTTGTTAATTTTGATATTTGCCTTATTGATAATTTTTGGTCAATAAATTCTTTTAAAGTAGAATATTCCATTAGTTCAGGTAAAATAACTTATTGTTATTTATACAACTGAACTATTAAACTTTACAAAGTTAAAAACGGGTCCCGGATGAATTGAACATCGTACCCTCCTTCCAGCGTTTAAGGGACCGCGTTAGAAGCACGGTGCTGGGACGGGACCCATAATAAAACCCGAAACAAATCGGATTGTCTGTCTATTTAGACCCCCTTTGCTTGACCCTTTAAGAATAACACAAAACCACCTAAACGGTAAAAGCGTGTACCAGTTGTTCAAGTGTCCACAAAAAAGGGGCTAGTTAGGCCCCCGCTTATGGTAAATCATGGAGGGACATGGAGCCCTATTGGGTAACAACTCCCAACTCATTAAGAATAACACAAACTCAGCCAAACGGTAAGAACGAGTGCCAGTTGTTCAAGTGTCCAAACTCAATAAGAACCTGGCTCCTGATAAACGGTAACAAAAACTGTGCCCTTCTTATAAAGAGGAAGTAGTTTATCCCGTAGATCAATGTTATAAAGTCTCACACAACCTAAAGTCTGAACCAACCTCTGTTTAGGTGCCCACGATGCCGGCCATCCATTACTCGACCCTCCGCCATGAATCATAAGACCAGCTCTACCATATTTCGCTTCCTGGCCTTCCAATTCTACCATATCAAATGATAGCCATCCATAGGCCATTAGCGTGCGATCAAAAAATGGATTGGGGCCATACTTAGCATAGTCATTATAGAGTTCTCCTAGACGATAAAGACCGGGAACGGTGTCACTACCATAATCGGAAAACACATAATCGCTTCCTTGACCTCGTGCAAGAGCTGGTATTTCCCATAAGAGTCTACCATTAAAATCGTATGCTTTTGCGGTTTCGGTGACATCATTAACGATTATATGAGTATCTCCCCGCTTAAAGCCAAAGTCTTGTGGCCTCTTTCCTTTGGTCATAATTATGCACCGAATAGTTATAACTATTTATTTATATGTTTACCGAAGGCTCCAATAAAATTAAGAAATCTTTTGAACCAATTATGATTCTTTTCTAGATTTTTACGTTCAACATAGTTCATGTAATTATCAATAGTTAATGGATCGGCTTTTTCTAACCATTCTAAGAATTGATAAGAATCCAAGGAATTAATATATTCTAAATCTTTCTCAAATTGTTCAAAGTAATAAGAATTCTTATTACCATACTCGTCAACAAGTTCACCCGAAAAGCGGTTGCGAGGATCTCGTTTAGAGCACTCTCTCCACAAGTCTCGTATCAATTCAATTTGTCGGTCATCATATCGCATAATTGTTCAGGTGCAATAAAAAGGTCAAAGGGCTCTCATAAAGAGTAGCCCATACATAACTAAGACAATTAATCATAACTATTTAAATCATTAACTTCTATACCTTTGTTTCTCAAGAGTTCGCGAATATTATCAGCTTTTGCATAATCACGATTAGCTCTAGCGATATTGCGCTCTTCAATCAATGAGCGAATCTCTTCACTTTTCTCCTTTTCACCGGAAGAAACCTCATAAACAAACCCCAACACCCCTGACAACTCTTGTAAGAGTTTCCAGCTATCATCACAGCTATTAGTTCTTATTAAACGAGCCAATTGAAATAATTCTCCAACGGCAACTGAAGTATTGAGATCATCATTGAGAGCCGAAATGAACCTATTTCTAATGTGCTCTAAGTCTGTGCTAAGGCTTAGAGATTCAGTGACTTCACGGTTAATTCCAAATGATAGCGCAGTATTTAAAATCTTCCACCCGTTGACTGCAGATTTCATTGCTTCCATATTAAAATCTATCGGTTTTCTGTAGTGGGCTTGCAATACAAATAACCTAATGGCCATAGGACTAATGCCAAATTCAATTAGATTTCTGATCGTGGTGAAATTTCCTAGAGATTTAGCCATCTTTTCCTCGCCAACGGTAACGAAACCATTGTGTAGCCAATAATGGGCTAATTCCTTACCGTTAGCAATTTCAGATTGTGCTATTTCATTTTCGTGATGTGGAAAGATTAAATCCGATCCACCCAAATGAATGTCAATAGTTTCACCAAGTTCTTGACGAATCATTGCGGAGCATTCAATATGCCAGCCCGGTCTTCCCGGCCCCCAAGGAGAATCAAAACTAGGCTCATCAGAATTTACACCTTTCCAAAGAGCAAAATCAAACGGATGATGTTTTTTTGTGTCTTCTTGGCTGCGCTGTTGTTCTAACTTGCGACCACTCAGTTTACCATATTCAGCATATTTCATAACTGAAAAATAAACATCTCCATCTATAGAATATGCAGCACCTTTATCTGTGAGAACTTGAATCATATTGCGAATTGCACCGAGGCTATTCGTCACTCTTGGCATTTTATCGGCAGGAAGTATGTTCAAGGTCTTCATATCTTCTTCGAAAGCCTGAATATTACGTTCACTAACTGCTTCTATAGAGGTTCCTTCTAATTTAGCTCTTGCTATAATTTTATCGTCAATATCAGTAAAATTCTGAACGAACTTAACAACATATCCTTGCCACATTAGATGTCTCCTTAGAACATCCCACACAATATAGCTACGTGCATGTCCTAAATGACACAGATCATAAACAGTAACACCGCAGCAATAAATTAATACTTTACCAGGAGTTATTGGAATAAACTCTTCTTTAGTTTTAGTGATACTGTTAGTTAGGTACATGATAATGAAGAGAAAAAGGTCAAAGGGCTCTCTTTATGAGAGCCCATACATAACTAAGTCAATTAATTAAATCAGTCTAAAACTTGAAGTCGGACATCTGCAACTCCACTGGATTTTACTCCGAGATGGTTTGCAATACCTTCACCCAAGTCAACAATGCGACCACCAACATAAGGTCCACGATCATTCACTCTTGCAATAGCACTACGGCCATTATTAAGATTAGTGATTCGTACTCGGGTTCCCATCGGTAGTGTTCGGTGCGCAACTGTAAAAGTACCCGGCCTATAGATTTCGCCACTTGCGGTAGGTCTTCCATAGAATCCTGGTCCATACCAGCTAGCTTCACCTATGCTTGCTGCAATAGAAAAATTTTTTCTTAGCAACCATTTATCAAATTCAATAGTAGAATCTGGTGATTCCGTATAGGTTGAATAATTGATTGAAGAAATTGCCCTGGCTTGTACTGGTGAGAATAGTAAAGCACCGGCAAAAAGAATTGAAATAGTTTTGGAAAAAAGCATTGGATTGGTTAAAAACAACATCCAGGCTTGATCGCCGTCGCAACGCCCCTGTTCTAAAGAGCAGCGATCCCTGGCTCTAGTTTCACTAAATCATTATGAAATAGTATTTAGGACCGTTTAATGTCCTGAAAGGACTATAGCACAGTTTTACGGGAATGTCAATAGGACGGTTTTATAAGCGTCCACCAGCACCATAAATATTATTTTAATTTATATGTGGTACTATAACGGCGAGATATTAGAAAATGTTCCAGAATGTATGGAAGGATTTGTCTATATTATTGAAAATCTGACAAACAATAAAAAATACATCGGCAAGAAGCATTTCTGGGAAAGAAGAAAGGATCCTAAAACTGGAAGACGTAAGACTAAAGAAGGAAACTGGAAGAATTATTTCGGCTCATGTGATGAGTTGATTAAAGATCATAAAGAATTGGGAGACGAAATGTTCAAAAGAACAATTCTTTATCTATGCCCACATAAGAAGTCAATGTCTTATTTTGAGACTCTTGAGCAATTCAAAAGAGATGTTATTATGCGCGATGATTACTATAATACTAATGTTGAAGGTAAGTTCTTCACATCAGAAATAGATAATATTTACAGTAAAGTTTTGATTGCCGAAAGTCAGCTTTGAAGTTTAATATATTTAAATAACTGTTCATTAGTGCTCCAATGAATTTCCTTGATTGTTGGACAATTAGTAGTTATATAAAGATGACAAATAGGGCAGCAAAAACTGTTTCTCAATTCTTTGCCGCCGTGGCCACCGAGTCTGCAAATTACCAGTTTGTGGCCGGGTTTTCGGGCTTTTAATAAACAGTTAAGTTCACAATGCAAATATAACTTATTGCAAAGATCTGGTTTTTTAAACTTTTTAGATGCATTTATTGCTGCATAAAACTGTTGAGTATGTGTAGTCTCATAAGAGTTTACACCGGTTGTTATTATACGATTTCTTTTATCCAGAAGAATGGCAGACATTCTTTTAGGATCATTAGATGCCATTGCAACCGAAATTGCATTTTCAAAGATTTCGGGTTTAAGTTGCGACGGAGCTTCACCAGGAATGAGCACAATTCTTCAATAAAAAAACACTCTAGCACAGTTGGTGAACTAGAGTGTTTTGTTGTGACAGTTTAATAATTGTCAGTCCTGAATATATTGGGCGGCAAACTCATTTAGATTTTCTTCAGACATATCTTCCAGAATGGTAATAGCCTGGGCTTCAGTCTCGGCATAGCCCTCATCAATAAGATCTTCAATCATATATTGGGTAAGAAGATCATAATCTACAGAGGCATTAAGTTTTTGTTTTGCCTTTTCGTATGCTTCCTTGTTTTTATCCATACGGGCTCTAGATTTTGCACTTACCATGGATCTTGATTTGACGGGTGCCTTTGGAGATGGTTCAGCTTTTCTACCTGGATAAGTTCCTACAACAACCGGCTTGTCTTTTGATCTGCCGGGATAGGAGCCTACAACAACTGGCTTTGCCTTTGGTCTAGAGAATGTATCACTAGCAGTAGCCTTTGCGACATCTCTCCTTTGTTGAGTTCTTTCTCTGGCGGGAGACCTTTCGGCGGATGTTTTTAGTGGATAGTTATATCCAACTTGAGCCCCAATTTTTGCACCCTGAACACTACCTCTAACAGCATTCATTACTCGTCTACCACCACGGGCAACTCGTGATAAAGCCGCCTTTGCCTTTTCACTGGTATCTGAAAAGCCTTTCTTTAGTTGAGCCTTCTTATCACGAATTTGCTTGTGAACACCAGAAAGAGCACCTTCAACTGATCTCTTTGCACCGGAAAGAGCCCCACGAACTGCTGCTGATCTGGCAGCTCTGCGGGCGCGAGCATCTCTATCAGCAAAACTACGAACATTTGATTCCTTTTCTACATTCGTTTTAGCCGAATCTGCAGCTTGCCTTTCGCGAGTAGACTTGCGTTGAGCCATTCGGGCAGCACCAGCAGCAGTCTGTTCGGCCAGAATATCAAGAGATTCAGCAAGAACTTCATCGTTCTCAAAAACAGCCCCAAGAGTATCTACCGCCTCATTCAGAGTATCACCATAGTCCATAAATTCCCAAATGAGAGCTTCCATAACTTCTTCAATTTCTTCTTGTTGAAGAAAATCTACAAAGCGGAGATTCTCATAGAAGCTAGCCTCAGTGAGGCGAGTGCTATAAAGCTCGCCATAGGCTTCAGTAAGATAATATTTGGACATATTTTTCAGGATAGTTGTGTTCTTTTATTATTTATGTTTTCACGCCAATTAGCTTTCACTCTATATCTTATAAATTAGCTCTTTAATTAAATCAACCTCACCAGAACATGTTGCATTAATAGTTTTATCTCCCTAAAAATTGCAGCAGCAAGTCTATGGTTCCCATCTACAACAACCCATTCTGGAAAATATCCTAAAGTAGGAATACCCAAATCTACTTCTATAGGGGTTGGATCGGAATTTAAAACTAAATATGCAATACGCCCAATGTGTTTATTTTTTGGCCATATTGGGGGATCTAAGAAAGAAGAATAAGGTGTTGGGAATGTATAATTGATCTTAATAGCTTTTTCAATCTCTTTATAAGAAACTGGATATTTTGTACCCCATATAGAGGTTTTGAATGGATTGCAAATCGTTTCAAGTTTTTCAATTGATAAGATGTCAAAATCATTTTCCATAACAAAGGTTGTCATTTAAACTCAATGGTAGATCATTTAGGGCACAGCAGAGTGTCCAATGTGACAGATGTTCAAGTGTCCACTATTTTATTTCAATCGGTCATCAAACCAATTTTCGCGCAACATATTTCTCACAGTTTAAAGTTAGCAAAGGTATTGGAATTTATATCTTGTTTAATGGCACCAATAAGATAGCTTGATTTTTCAGTTTCCATTGGCGCTTCTTGTAAGGCATTAGAATTGAGCCAGCCCTCCATCCAAGTTAAAGGATTGTTTTTGGGGGCATCAGCATATTGAGGCTTAAGGCCAATAGCCTTTTGTCTAATATTTGCATTCCATTCAACATAACTCCACAAAATCTTATCGTTCAAACCAATCATAGAACCATCTTTAAAAAGATAACCAGCCCAGACTTTTTCTTCGTTTACTGCCTTATCAAAAAGATAATAACAATATCCTTCTTCCTCTTCGGCAATCTTTGCCATATCGGGGTCATCACCTTGCTTCCACTTTTTAAGAATCTTTTGAGTGATAGCAAGATGTAGTCCCTCATCTCGGGCAATAAGTTCAATAATTTTTGCCGAACCCTCCATCACTTTTAGTTCACCGAAGGCAAAACTACAAGCGAATGAAACATAGAAACGAATACCCTCTAAAATATTTACATTCATCACTGCACGATAAAGTTTTCTCTTAAGTTCGTACAGTTCAGATTTAGCACTATCTACTCCCTCATTATTAAACTTCCAAAGATTAGAAGAACCATATTGTTGTGCAGATTGAATAAAATCATCATAGGCTTCAGTTACACTTAACGCCCGTTGAACAATATTTTCATCTGTAATAATTGTATCAAATACCTCGGATGGATTCGGATACACATTTTTGATAATATGGGTATAAGACCTAGAGTGAATATTCTCAAAGGCTTCCCACCAGAGCATACAAGATTCGAGTTCAGGTAGAGAGCAATAGGGCCTAAATGCTAGGCCGGGTGCTCTACCTTGAACGCTATCTAACATTGTTTGATATCTGAGGTTAGAAGTAAAAATATGTTTCTGTTCCGGTCGCAGTTTTTGATAATCTAGCCTATCTTTTTGTAAATCCTTTGATTCTGGAGTCCAGAAGAAACTAATTTGTTTCTTGGTTAAACCCTCAAAATCTGGATATTTAAATTTGTCATATCTTTGAATTCCCTGTGGGGCACCAAAGAACATTGGTTGAGCTGTAAAGTCAACATTATTAAGATTTAATACGGTCATACCTTTGATTTCAGATCGCGCAACTGTCACAGATTTCATCTCCTTCTAGAATATTTTCAATTAACTGGTCAAGATTTTCTTTAGGCCCATCAAAAGCTTCCCCCTCAATCCTTCCATCATATGTATTACAATAATATGCAGTTTTGTGTCCATAGCGGTAACAATAGAACAAATCGTCAATAATTTCGCTCATCGGAATCTCATTATTTGGAAAGTTTTCTGGATTATAGTTCCAGTTAGAACTTACAGAATGGTCAAAGAACTTGATGAATAGTGCTACAATATTGAAGTATCCCTTATTATTCTTCATATCCCAAAGCAGAG